TCCAGACCTAATTTCGTCGCTAACTCATCGACCAATGAGCGATCTTTATCTGCAATCACTCCCTCAATCGTTACCAAGATTTTTATGACCGCCACCGCATTCTCGAGCGCCACTTTGTCCGTATAAAACGCATCCCGAACGAGAAGAGGATCGATGGTGAGAGAACCACCCGCATTTGCTACCACTCGGCGATTAATCTCCGGTAGAATTCGCTTCAAATAGCTTCCTTCCTCCATTTGCGCCGCCACCTCGAGATACGCCAGCCCACCACCTGCCACTGTCCCGAATTCCAGGGCTGCCTTACAGCTATTCACCGCATCTTCTACCTTCTTCTTCAAGTAATAACGATCGACCGCTGTTTTCGCGTCAACATAGATAGTAGCTACGCCTCCCTGAAGCCCGGCGGAGCGGCGTAGTAGAAGAGCACGCTCTGCTGGATTCTGCTCCGTTTCCGCCAACTTTTTCAATTCCTCGACCCGGAGAGAAACCCGACCAGCTGCAATACCATCACCACCTGTAAAAGATGTTTGTTTTGGACCCGCCAATAGCTTCTCACACGTTCCCGCATCACTAAAAAGTATCTGCTGTGGTGTTGAATTCTCCTTCGGATGAGTATCAATATACCGCGCATTTAGAAATTCCGCCAAATCAATCAATTCCTCATCCCTAAGTCCTTTTGCGCCGAGAAGCAAAAACGGAATTTTTGTCTGCCGCATAATCGAAACCACCTGCGCTGTAAACGGCACCGAAAACTGCTTACCGATGATCACTATCGGCCGTTTTGTCGGCTTATCCTGTGCCATCATCCCCTGCATAAACGGTGCTAGGTCCTGATATGTCTCAAAAACATGATTAACAACGAGTACGAGAGGGTTATTATACTCAGCCTCCTTCCGCGTCACATTCGTAAACATCGCCGGTGTCTCAATTGAAAGCGGCATATGCACTCCGCGCACCAATTTTCGTGTCACCTCCCCGTTAAAACCTTCCTCTAGCATCACATTGGCGTTAAAACCAATCTCATAAACCGTTTCCGCGATAATTTCGGAAGATGGATGCCCTTCCATCGCTGTTTTTGACACATTAATTAGCTCTTGTAAAGAGCTGATAGGCGTTTTTAGGTCAGAAAGAAGCTTGACCGCCGTTTCAAGCTCGGTTTCGAGCTGGTGTTTTAGGGACATCACCGTTTTCATGCCTGGTATTGGGGTTTTTATGTCCATTACATCATCGAGTACCAGGGGGGTTAGTGCTGTGGCAAATGTCGTCGCTGTTGTCGTTCCGTCGCCAGCCTCTTCATCTTGTCTTCGCGCCACTTCCTCATAAACATCGGCCAAAGAGTCCATTCTTTCATCCGAAAAACGAATTTCCTTCAAAATAGACACACCATCATTCGTAATTCCTTCAGTCGTCAGGTAATTTCGTCCTCCTGGACCTAAAGTATTACCAATTCGCTCCCCAATCTGGGCAGCTACCTGCTTCACCATCGGTCGCAGGAGATCAGAATCGTTGTGGGCGGAGCCGTCCGCGTAAATTTTTTTTATCATTATCGTTTTCGGTTATAAACAACGCCGGGATCGTATTCTTTTTCTGAAATTTCTATTTCCTTCTCCTGTTGGATTGATTTCGCTACCAAAGTTGCGTAACCAGCAATATCATCCCAATGATCAGGCTCATACGGATTACCAACAATAATTCTCGACAATTTATGAAAAATCATATCGAGTGCTTCACGCATTTCCGGGGAAAATTCACCACCACGGGAATTCTCGTAGAGAATTCGTTTAAACTCCTGTGAAACTCTCGAATTTTGATAAAAACTGCCGTGGGTTTTTGCTCTTTCCTCTAAAATCTTATTTACTTGATCATTCATAACAAAATAAATTTACTAATACACATATTATAGCAAAAGCATAGCATTTAACAAGGACGACGTGTGCATAGCAAAAAATACAGTAGACAAATGCATAGCAAAGTTGAGGTCGTAGGGTGAAAAAAATGTGCGGGGCGGGCTCCCCCTCCCTAGACCCCGGGTGTGGTCCGGGTTACCTTCCCAGCATCGCTTCCTTCATCACTTCACAAACAACCTAGCCTTCTGCCTCTGCCCTGCCTTCTTACGCTTCATGGCAGCCTGGAAGTTACGCGTCGCTCGCTGCTCCTCCGTGAGTGGTCGCACTAGCCTAGGCAATGACTCTACACCATAGCGTATAGCATCCATGCTATGGTCATAGCCAGCCTCAGGTACGTTGAGTACCTTACCGTCCTTGTCCACCTCCCACATGTAGTTGCGATACTCCTTGATAATGTTCAAGCTACGCTTGGTTACGCTGCATCTCTGGTCCTGTACTAGATCGATGCCACGCTTCACACTATCCTTCCCTTTAGTACACGGTATGATCGGTACACCATAGCTACCAATATCATCAATACTCTTCGGTTCCGCGCTGTCTGCTACGCACAGCACATTGACTTCCTGGTTCTGTATGACCGCAGCTATCTGGCTGTTCTGCATCCCCTTCTGAAACATAATCTCATCGAAGATCAAGCCATCACCATGCCTGTATATCGCGACGATAGCTGTCGGGTCATTCGTATAACCAAAGTCAATGCCATACCGCTCTAGCCGAGCGTCATGCGGCACCTCATCGATGATCGCCCAATCACGGTAGATCTTCCCTTCAAGCTCGCCGAGTAAACCCAGCCCGAACACTTGCCACCAATCTTTTCGGTCCTTACGTTGCTCAATTGATCTAACAATATTCTCGTCTAATGCTTCATTGTCCTTATAAGTCAATATGATGTGATCCACATCATCACGATGTCCGAGCACGTCAGTATAAAACCAAAACTCATTCGTCGGGTTCCAGTCGAGATAAATACAATCCCTGGTACGCACTTCTAGCTGTTCAAAGGTTTCGAAGGCCATATTATTGCATTCGTTCATGTATAAGCGATCGCGGCGTGGTCCCCGGACTTTTGCGGGCTGGTCCGCGCCGAAGAATTCAATAATAGACCCACTTTCGAAGGTATAAATGCTATCAGTTTTGTTCCAGCGATTATCATCGAAGTAATCATGCGATTGCATGATGTTGAGAAAGTCACGCATCGCCCCTTTGCGAAGGTGCGGCAAACTTTCACTTACTATTGACGTAATGCGAGGAACGTTGTCTGTTTGAGAACTGTGGATAAGTACCTGCAAAATCGAGATTGTCTTCGATGCAGAGGTCCCACCTTGCAATGCTCGGATACGTTTAGTTAGCTCCGCCGTCTTGCGTGTCGCTGTCGTTATGCTGAACTCCATTTACTTTTAAGTTATCGAGTAATGGCTTCACTTGACGTATCGAAACGTCTTGTTCGACTTTGTCTCTCATCTTAGTAACGTTCTTCGCGGTGAAGATGTATGCGGAGGCAGGAGAAGCGCCCATTAAGCCGTTTTGCATGAGGAAATCTTGTTGTAATTCCTTGGCGGATTTATAGGCCTTGGAAAAGTGCGACAATTCCTTCATCATGTCAATCTCCTTCGCAGATAAACCCTCATTTTTAGCCAGTTTTCTATCAATGTTATAGTCACTCCCCTTCTCAGCCCAATACTGCAAACTCCAGTAACTTACCTTAATTTTCTTCGCAAATTGAATCAAAGTAGGAAACTTATTCGGTATATGCTTAAACTTTTCAGCGGTTTTCTTCGCTTCTCCATGCGAATTAAATTCAGTTACCGTTTCCATCACCTCCTTGCGAGTCGGTTCAATATCAAAAAACTTTATTAACTCAGCGGTAAATTCCTTCCGGAATTTAGTCGGTCTTCCTGTTGAAGCTACTAAATATTTGTAATCTTTCTCCATACCATTATTTTACCCTGTATCCCACGTATTTGCCAACTACAACTTTCTCATAACCTTTAGCTGCCATGTCTGCATCAATAGCATCTTCTCGCGCTTTCTTTCTTAAAGCTCGTTGTTGCTTCATTTCTAAATGCCTAGCTACCCGACTTAATTTAGAAATCATATCTGTTTAATATCCTTAACAATCAAATCCTTCTGTACTAATGTACTGAGGTACAACTCAATCGACATTTTACTATATAAAGCACCTAATTTTATAACATCCCGCAGATCCTTCGACACTTGAATTGTTGTTTTTTCCATACCACTATTCTATAGTAAACTAGAATAATAAGCAAGTGCAACAGTAGTTGTAGTAATTTACCTGCCAAACCAAGGCTTAGCTGAGCCATTTGAAAAAATTACTACACTACACCCCAAAAAAAACATTACCTTGTAAATAAAATAATTATTATAGTATTATATAGATATATCTTTTTTATCTCTAATATCTGTACTACAACTATAGTAGATGTAGTAATTATAAATATAGGGCTCAGCTAAGCCACCTCCTGACTGCAACACCCACTTCCACAACTATGCAACAACCCCCCTAGGTGTAGTAAACCTCATGAGGGCTCCGCCCCCAAACCCCCGTCATCACTCGTTCGAACTCGCTTTGCATTCCCGATTTCCTAACTCGCGACAATGATCCTCCATATCAAGACACCCGCGCTTACAATAAAGAGGTAAATAACACCATACAGCCCTTAATGGCTAACCGAACAACGCACTACAACGCAACCACACGCGCAAAACCATACCGCCATTAAACGCAAACACCAAACTAGCACCAAGCCAAAACAAACAGCTTAAAACGCACTACAGCGTGTCAAATACATTTAACTATCCGTCAAATGTATACAATCATGCCATGCAATTATATAGCATATATGCTATGCACCACCACCCCATATTTTCATCACCTACTATGCCCACTTTACAACTTGCTTTTTTTGTATCCGAATAATTTATCACCAAATAAGCCTTATTTATAGCCATATTCTTATCCACAGTTTTGTTAGTTTCCCTTGTTTTGTGCTTGCATT